ATATGAAATGGCTTTAGATTTTGAAGAAACAGGCTTATTGCTAGATGACAAATACTCACGCTTTTCCATATCACCCGATGGAATATTTGAAGAAGATGGCGTGATCACTGGGGGTATTGAAACCAAATGCCCAAACAGTAAAAAGCACGTTGAATATTTGATGAAAAATGAAATACCCAAAGAATATCTCTACCAGGTCAAAGCCCCATTTATCATGTCAGATGACGTTTCATTTTGGGTATTTGCAAGCTTTGATGACCGGAACTATGAGCGTCCATTGTTCGTTAAAACCGTCACTAGGGCCGATTTTGATGACATCGATGAGTGCAGAGAAAAGCTTCTTAAATTTTTAGATGTGGTCAATGAAGGCCACATGGACTTAACTTTTTAAAACAACTGGAGAATGAAAATGAGTCAGTACGACAACAATAATCGCGGAGCAATATGGGCCAACGTCAAAACGAAAGACACGCAGCCGGATTTTACAGGCTCTATTTTAGTGGATGGCAAAGATTACTTTTTAAGTGGTTGGAAACGGAAAGCAGATGCTAACCCGAAAAGTCCAGCACTTAGCCTGGCTGTGACAGTTAAGGATAACCAACCCCACACTCAAGCTCCACAGCAATCAACTCAAATGGCTGAAGCAAAGGCTGCTATGAGTGAGTGGGACAAAGGACCGTCAGATGGCTTTGGCGATGATGACATTCCGTTTTAGAGGTGGCAATGGAAAATAATAAACCCAAACTTTACCAAAGCAAAAATGATTTTGAATATCATTGGATTCCAGTGAGAGGTGGATATATTTTTGATGATGGTGACGAGGGAATAATGACGTTTATGTACGATGGTGAAGGCGTAATTATTAAAATGATGAGTGATTATGCTGAAATACATCAATATTATTTTTCTTTTTTAATTCACAAATTAAGAGACTTTAGCAATCAAATTGAAGCGTTTGAAGATGAATTTGAAGCGTCTGGTTATGATGAGAAATACGATGACGTTACTGTAAATGACAAATGCCAAATTTATTATTTTGAGGATGATGATGAACACCAAGGTTAAGTTACAGGTCCAGGTTCCGGTCCCGATTACCATGCTGTCTGACTCAGATATATTGGCTGAGTTAAATAGGCGAAACCTACTAATTAAATGGGTGCGTAAGGCTTTAAAACAGCCTTGCAAGCCTACTCTAAGCGAAGGAAAGGTCTATGGCTTCAAGTAATGACATTACGGGTGATACGATCCGCACAAAAGCTCCTAACGATAAATATTCGCTAGGATGGGATGCAATTTTTAATCAAAAAATTCCGGTTAATGAGCGCGCCAGAATAAAAGACAGGGTGGACCTTGGGTTATCTCCAAGCTGCATTATTGAAGAGTTTACTGTGAAGGATAACAAATAATGAATGATCTAATGAGTGAAAGTGATCTTGAAAAGGTGACGGGATACAAAGCACAAGCCAAGCAGTGCAAGGTGTTAACTGACCACGGCATATTCTTTATGAAAGATGCGAATGGCACACCTCATGTAACCTGGTACAGTTTTAACAATCCGACTCATTTGCGATTTAATCAAGCTATAGCGCATAATGATGAACCGGATTTTGAAGCAATGGGTTTATAAATGGCTCCCAGAAAACGAATTAACGGCCCTGATTGGCTACCTGTGCGGTGTTATATAGGCAAGAGTGCTTATGAATATCGCCCTAAAAGCGGTGGCTGTGTGCGTCTGGGCAAGTTAACTGAACCTAAAGAAATCATTCTAGCAAAGTATAAATCGGCTAGATTACTGCATGAGGAACCAACAGGTGCGTTTGCTGAGGTTATCCGTGGGTACATGGCAAGCGTAAACCACAGAGACTTAGCACCACGCACTAAATTAGACTATGCCCGATACGCTGAAAAGTTTATATCTGGTTTTGGGCAAATGAATCGACACCGCATTAAACCCCATCACATTCGCCAGTACATGGATAAACGCAAAGAATCTGGCGTAACCACTCAAGCCAATCGTGAAAGATCATTTTTAAGCACTGTGTTTGCATGGGCCTATGAAAACGGCAAAGTGCAAATGAACCCGACTATAGGTGTTAAAGACTTTAAAGAGCCCCCCCGTGATCGCTATATTGAAGATTGGGAATACTTTCTTTGGTTGGCAGAGGCTTACATAAAGTGGCCCCTTCTGGCTGCGTGTATGGAAATTAGTTATTGCTGTGCGGCTAGGCAAGGTGATGTATGGAGTTTAAAGCGCAGCCAATTAAGAAAAGAAGGTATTTTCATTCGCCAGGGTAAAACAGGCAAGAAACAAATAAAAGAATGGAACCCAAGACTGCGCGCTGCGGTTGACCTAGCCTTGTCAGTACAAGAAGTAACTAATTTTGAATTAGTGTTTTGTGATAAGAAAGGGCATCAGCCTTTACAGAAGACAATGGCAAAGTGGGCTATAGCTGCCAGAAAAGAAGCAAAGCGTAAATACGATGGTGAATTAAGTATAGATTTTACTTTCCACGACATCAAGGCAAAAGCTATTTCCGATTACGAGGGGAATAAGCAAGAATTTTCTGGTCACAAGACCCAATCTCAAGTTGCAATCTATGATCGCAAAATCAAAGTAACTCCCACCCTAAAATAAGCCAAAACTGGATGGATGAACACCACTGTATATTCGGAAAAATATTCGGAAGTGTTCGGAAGTTAGTAAGGGCTATCGCTGAAAGGTAATGGTAATGGGGTGGACGATGGGGCTCGAACCCACGACCACCGGAATCACAATCTGAGGGTTTAATCTATTAAAACAAAGACTTAACCCTCTATTTCCGAACAATTCACGATTTTTACAACCCTAAACTGCTTGGATTTTTTCAATCTTCAACACTGTATATTCGGAAAGTGCTTTGCTGAAAAACGACACTATAAAGTAAACCCTCTTCTAGTGCCATCATTAATTAATTTATTTTAAATGTCCGACTGCGCGCACAAGTATATGTATGCGCGCAAAAGTATGTGTCTGCGCGCACACCCACTTTTTTTGATTTGGGTGAATTGACATTTGTACACGATAACTCTTTACATCTATCCGTTTTGTATATACAATATGGTTATGGGTTGAGTTAGCCCACACCGACCAAGCGGAACTTGGTACTAGGAGCAAAATTATGATTACTACTACTTACTACAACTTTGAAGAAAAGATATTTAACTCACCAGATGGTCTAGGCGTTTGGGGATGGACTAAGTCGCGTAAAAACGAGACTACTGATCGTGCTGAAGCTGAAGCTAATATGGCTAAGAAGAAAGCTAGCTGGGACGCTTACCTAGTTAAGCAATTAGCTAGAGACGATCTTGATCAGGAGATGATTGATCATCTTGATGACCTACAGGCTAACTCAGAATTTCGCATCGTAGAAGAAGTTAAGACTTTTACCCACGTTTCAGAGTATTGCTACACTGATGTACACGCTTTTGAGATTGTTAAGGTTATCAGTGATAAGACTATTGAAGTTAGGCAAATGGCTACTAAGCATGACATATCGCACCTGACTCAACACGTTGGCGGTTTTTCTGCACACACTGAAAATCAACGGAATCAAAAAGTAACTTATGCAAGCGAGCCTAATAACCCAGTTATTCGCATTAGACGCAAAAAGAACAACCCAGAGTCATGGACTTCTAATGGCTCTAGGTTTGGGCTTACTCAAGAACCTTACGCTTTTTATGACTATAACTTCTAATTAACTGAACGGGGCTTCGGCCCCAGGAGTATACAATATGAAATTAACTATAAAGGGCGAAAAGCGCACAGATGGAAAATACATTGTCGATGTAGAATACGATGGTTATATTAACAGTGCAGGCATCCGCAAAGTAGACAAGCCTGTAACCATGATTTTATTACCTAAAAGCATTTTTATTTTGATGGACCGCCCATACTTTAAAAATGCTGTAAACATGGCCCAATTTTACAAACTTGAAGGAAAAGTTAAGCATGACTAATACTAAAGAATGTAACAAATGTGGCGGTGAAGGAAAATTGTTTAACTTTTCTCACATAAAAAGTGGTATTTGTTTTTCATGTAATGGTACAGGTATTAAACATAAGGTTAAGCGCACAAAAATATATAGTGATGTATGGGTAGTATCTTGCGAAGGTACAGAATGGCGCAAACTAACTGAGGCTTCTGCTATTGATTTTGCGGAAGAAGTTTCGCCAATGTTTCTGGATATTCCAGTAATTACAAAAAAACAAACCTACACTATCAAAACATCAAAAGTTTTAGCATAAAAATATTGGAGCATTTATGAATAAACATGGAAGCATTGGCAACACTAACGCTGCAAAAGAAGTGACTAAATCATCGGTGTTAACAGTGCGCTGCTACCCTCACGAAAAAGCAGCTTGGGTTAACGCTGCTAAAGGCCAGAAGCTGGCTGAATGGGTAACAAGCACACTAAATAAATCTGCAAAAAAAGACCACGAATAGTGGTCAAAGGTAGAGCCCTGGGGAATTACTTAGACACGCCTTTAATTTTTTCTGCTGTTCGCAATCCAGCTAGTCCTAACATTGCTAAAGTTAACTCTAACATCGCGTCTAGCGGCAATTCTGGTGCGCCTAGATGCGGTGCTAACCATTGCAAAATTGGGTTAATCACAAAGGCAAATAAGAAGCCTAGCCCACAGACCCACATTAAGAATGGTCTAGCCCCTGCGACAAATGTTGACCTGTGCTGTGCCTGGACCTTGTTTATCTCAGCCTGTGCCATTTGAGGCTGCTGTGCCAGCTTAGACTTTAATAGGTCTGCTGCTGCCCTTTCTTCATCTGTGGTAATTAGGTTGTCTAGCACCGAACCAATGGCTGCTATAGGCTCTACAACGCTTCCACCCACTAAACTTGATAACCAGCCCATGCGCTAATCCTCTATTACCAATTCAAAGTGAGGGCGGTCACAAAACGCCCCGTCACGCCCGTAATGACCCCACAAGCCACCCCAACGCAAAGGCGCAGTATTTAACTCACTTGCGGCTTGGAGCATAGCAGCCGCAATTACAGCAAGCATTTCGTGATCCCATGAGGCTTTACCCGTTTCTGGGTCTATTGCGAAAACGTCTACAGCATTACCAAGCTGATGGTTTGAAAGTTTCTTATACCCGTCTAATTGGCTTTTACCATCTAAGTATAAAGCGTTTTGAGTTTCTGCTGACCTGACTCCACCTGTCACTGGCACACCGAAATCAAAAACCGATATTTCCAAGGCGCGGTTTAAAATCAACTTTAAATCAGGGTTAAGGCCAGCTTGGTGTTTAAGGCTATTTTTTCCAAACGAATAACTCATTTTTGTATGCCCTCCTGGAGAAAAACTAGAATTGCAACACCAACAGCAGCAGCAAGCCAGAAACCTTTTTTAATTACAGACTTGCCAACTGCCTGATGAAATTTTGCCATAGATTTTTCACTAGCCAGTTCAGCAATTTTGTCTAGTTGTGCTTCACTTAATTCAATGTCTTTCATTTATGGTCTCATGTAATAAACTGCAATTCCGAACAAAAGTCCCATTGCTATGATCATGCAAATGCCTATATTGATGGCTAACGAAACATCCTTTTGAAGTTTGTTGTTTCTTCTAATACGAGCGTTTATTTTCTCCTTCTCTTCTTCTTTTCGCTGCCTGTGCCATTCGGCCTCAAACTTTACAAAGTCACTCCACCCATTTAATCGGCTCTTCTTTAGGTGGAACTCAAGCTGAGAACGCCTAATTCGCTCTTGCTCTGCAAATTGGTAAGCCTCTAAGGCTGTGCCACGGCTGTTGGCATCACCAGCTTTCTCTTTTACTTTTTGCGTTGCTGACAGGTACTCACTAACTTGACCGGATACCTCGTAGAGCTGCTTGCCGTTCTTTAAGGCAGTCGATAACGTCTTCCATATGGCATTCGCAATTGCGATTTCCGCGAGCATCAGGCAATCCAGTGTAGAGTGCTATACGCAGGCAGTGCGTATGGCTTGCTAATTGGCTGTACGCGCATATAATCCTGCTCCCGTATTACTTGCGGCTCAACTACATAAGCCATGCCTTGTACCGCTATGGTGGGCGACACATGAACTGGATAAAGCTGTAACGGGCTTGACCACACTAATAGGTCTTATCCCAAACGCGCAGCTTGTCAAAATCACCGGATAACATTTTGCGCTTTACGACTTCAGCTTTTGCGTGATGATCATCCCACGCCACGCCAGCTTCTTTTAACCATTCACCCAACAGGGCTGCATCAATAACTCCAATCAATTTAGACTCGCCAAATGATTCGTTACCGTGTTCTCGCAACGCTTTGGCATATTCAAGAGATGGGTTCCAATCGTGCGTTTTCTTATGGATGATTTTGTCACCATCATCAATCCACTCTTCAGATATTTTAGCCATTAAAATCGTCCTTAAAAAAAGGGGCGTATTTCAGCCCCTTTGGTATTGCCTTTATTAAGCAGTACAGTCTGCAACCAGACCCAAGCTTTTTTCATTACGAAC